CTCAATGGCTTCAAACGCTCGTAGAGGTTTAGCACTCCGTAAGGAATATGGTCGTGGAGGAACTGCCGTAGGCGTAGCCCGTGCAAGGGATATTGCCAACAAAGCATCACTATCTAACTCAACTGTAATGCGTATGCATTCATTCTTCTCCCGTCATCGGGTAGACAAGAAAGGTAAGGGCTGGACAGCAGGATCAGAAGGTTATCCATCTAACGGTCTTATTGCTTGGCTCCTTTGGGGTGGCGATAGTGGAGCACGCTGGGCAGAATCAAAGCGTAATGCTATCAAGGGATCACAGAAGGCATTGTGGTCTGGTAGTGCATTCTCATTCCAAAAGGCAGAATCAGTCAAAGTAGGACAGATGGTGTCTTGGAATTCATCAGGTGGTCGGGCAGAGGGCAAGGTTCTCCGTGTTATCAACAACGGATCTTACAGCGTTCCCAACTCTTCTTTGACTATTACAGGAACACCTGATTCCCCTGCCGCTGCTATTCGTGTCTATCGTAATGGAGAACCAACCGACACAATCGTCGGGCACAAAGTAAAATCTTTAACAGCAAAGTAAGTAAAACCAAAACAACAATTTATAAGGAGTAATACATCTATGTTTAGTTTCCGCTTAACCGACGACTTTATTAGTCAATACAAAGACAAGGAAGTGCCTTTTGGCTTCCGTGACGCAGGTGATAATGCCCTAGGAGAGATCACCTTTATCCGTACTTACTCACGCAAGAAGGAAGACGGCACAAAAGAAAAGTGGTATGAAGTTTGTGAGCGTGTCATCAATGGTATGTACACGATCCAGAAAGATCATTGTAAGACTAACCGACTACCTTGGAATGACCGCAAGGCACACGCATCAGCACAGGAAGCATTTGATCGTATGTTCAACTTGAAGTGGACACCTCCTGGTCGTGGGTTGTGGACTATGGGTAGTGAGATGGTTATGGAGAATCGCAATAGTGCTGCCCTCCAAAACTGTGCTTTCGTAAGCACACGAGACATTGATAAGTATGATCCAGGTGCTTTGTTTGCCTGGACAATGGATGCTTTGATGTTAGGCGTAGGTGTAGGGTTCGATGTTTTGGGGGCAGAGAAGGATATGGAAATCTACCAACCTAAGCAAGACGTAGAACTATGCTACATCATTCCTGATACTCGTGAAGGATGGGTAGAAAGTCTAAGACTACTTATCAACTCTTTCCTTACCCCCAACAAGCCAACACAATGTTTTGACTATGATTTGATTCGTGCATACGGAGAGCCTATCAAGGGCTTTGGTGGAACCGCTTCTGGTCCACAGCCATTAATGGATATGCACGATAAGATTCGTGAGGTAGTCGGCGGTAGAGTAGGCGAAAAACTAGACAGCAGAGCCATTGTAGACATTGTAAACCTTATTGGTACTTGCGTAGTGGCTGGAAATGTTAGACGCTCTGCGACCCTTGCATTGGGTGAGCCAGAAGATGAGACATTTGCTAATCTAAAAAATGCTGAAGTTTATCCAGAGCGTAACTCATTCGACCCAGAGAATCCAGGTTGGGCTTGGATGAGCAACAACTCTATTGCCGCTAAGGTTGGCACAAGATACGAAGACTATGTTGATCTCATTACAGACAACGGTGAGCCTGGTTTCATTTGGCTAGATGTTGCACGCAACTTTGGTCGCACAGGAGAAGCACCTGACTACAAGGACTCTCGTGTTATGGGATTCAACCCCTGTGCAGAGCAGCCCCTAGAGTCATACGAACTATGTACGCTAGTTGAGGTACATATGAATAAGCATGAGGACAAGGAAGACTTCCTACGCACCCTCAAGTTTGCTTACCTCTATGGCAAGACTGTAACTTTGCTGCCTACACATTGGCAACAGACAAATGCTATTATGCAGCGTAACCGTCGTATCGGTACATCACTTACAGGTATTGCTTCATTCGCAGACACTAACGGACTACCCGTGTTGCGTGACTGGCAGGACGAAGGATACAAGCGTGTGCGTGAATGCGATACACAATACTCTGAGTGGCTTTGTATCCGTGAGTCTGTGCGTGCTACAACAGTAAAGCCCTCTGGCTCTGTGTCTATCCTATCAGGTGAAACACCAGGAGTCCATTGGGGACCAGGAGGCAAGCACTTCCTACGGGCCATTCGTTTTAGCGACACAGATCCAATGATGCCTCTGTTCAAGGCGGCAGGGTACAAGATCGAAAAAGACCTAGTATCAGCCAATACCAAGGTAGTGTACTTCCCAGTTCAATCTACACACGAGCGTAGCGAAAAGGATGTTTCTCTGTTTGAGAAGATTGGTCTTGCTGCGACTACACAGAAAAATTGGAGTGATAATGGAGTATCTGTCACGTTATCGTTTGATGCAGAAACAGAAAAGAAACATATCGCACCCTCGCTCCACATGTATGAGGGACAACTTAAGGCAGTTTCGTTCTTGCCTATGTCGAATAGCACCTACCCCCAACAACCGTATACACAAATAACAGAAGCAGAGTATAACAAGTATGTTGGTAAAATAAAGAAGATTGACTTCTCCGCTATTTATGATGGTGTTGATAACTTAGAGGCAGAAGGAGACAAGTACTGCACCACAGACGTTTGTGAAATGCCCCAGATTACCACATCCGATATTATGGATAAAGAAACAACTATGGTATAATCTAATTGGAGCAGAACCTCCAACGTGGTTAGGATAGGTCTCTGCGGAGTCAGCCCCCTTTAGGGGGCTTTCTCTGTGGTATAATGGATTTATGGCAGATCAAGCACTCAACCTGTATGCTTCCAAACTTTTTGGCGAGCACCCTATTGCCATTTGGCCCTTGGACAGCGTTGACGAATTTGAAGAAAGCCCTCAGTATTCTTCTACAACGAACCCTGCCATTGTTAGCAAGGGAGAAAAGTACGGTCTGCCCCTTGTGTATGGCTCCCAGAAATCAATCGCTATTTCACCAGGGCAGAGTGGTAATATTATCGTAACACAGGATAGAACATGGGACAGGGTAAAGGTACATAGCGACTCAGGAAGATCAGTAGACTGGGACTATTGGGAATCAGAAACATATGACACCTTACGATACGAAGACATTTTGGTTATTGACTTAGGTGAGGCAGCAGTCAAGCATCCCTCATATGGTATGTACTCTAATGATGGAAAGTACAATTCCTACACAGCAGAATTTTGGATTCGAATAGATCCACGAGTACAGATTGCTCGTAAGATTTGGGGTACACTCTACACTCTTGACGGCATCTGGGTAAATGACTCATACATAACATTAGTTATTGGCAATCAGCATCAGTCATACGCTATTGAAAACTGGTATCGACCTATGATTGTCAATGTTACTTACACACCAGAGCAATCACGAATGCTAATTAACGGACAAGAGGTCGCCTCTATCTATCACGATCCAACAACTTTAGACTTTTCTGCTATTGCGGAGGAATACAATGACAAGCAAGGTTGGCTTGGATTCTCATCCTACCCCAACATTGATACATATGAGATTGACGCAGTATCTCTGTTCCCCTACGTTGTTCCTGACGATGTTTGTAAGCGTAGGTTTGTGTGGGGGCAAGGTGTGTCAAACGGACTCAACTTCTCTTCATTCTTCCAGACCACTTCTGTTTACTTTGACTATTCTTTCGCTGACTACAGCACCAACATTATCTATCCAGATTTGAACAACTGGGATCAAGGATACATGGATGGTTTGATTACCACAAGGTCATCTCTAAAGTCCCCCAACTACAATCTTCCTGAGATTTATGCCAAGGGTAGAAACTTAGACAACCTTTATCTAGAGAATCAGTTCAATAACACAAACGTAGATGAACCAGGATTTTCATTTAGACCAGAGTTTGATTACGATCAACCATCATATTTCTACTTCTCTGGTGTTGAGACTTTGACAAGTCCAGTACAAAGCATTTATGGTGTATTTGAGAAGCAATGGTATGAGGATAGTACCGAACCACAATGTCTTATGCTCTTCCGCACAAGATATTCTTCTGATGAGTTTAGGATAGTGATTGAGGGTAATCAAGTAACTTACTACTACAACGAAATATCAAAGAAGACATTTAGCGTAAAAGATAATGAGATGTTCAATGTAGGTATTGACTTGTCAGCATTAGTAAAAAGTGATGTTGACCTAAAACTATTCTTTTTAGATACAAGCACAGTAGAACTGTATGTTGGTGGAGATGGTGTTCAAACATTCTCAGGTCTCATCTATCGTGTTGGATTCTCCGACTCATCTAATATGGCAAGAAATGAAACGGCAGAGAAGTACACGGATGGATACGCTAATGAAACAGACAACTTTATCTACGATTATGCCACATACACACTACGACCATTCGTAAGGTACGGCAGATTCTATCTTGACGTTGCTTCCAGCGGGTACTGGGAAGATTCAATTCCATTGTCATTCTTAGGAAAGAACATTGTATTAGAAGATGGCACAACAAAGGGAGAGTTGGATTTCTTCCAGATCAACATGGGTTATGATGGTGACTTTACTATTATCAACGATTACTACGACTTTTCTGGATCAGAGATGAATGCCTACGTTACATTCCAACCACTAAATTCACAGGTAGACAAGCCTTTGCGTGAGTTTGTCAACACGGAAAAACTCTCAATCAATAAGATACATGACGTATCCTCTCTAACAACCGCTGATTTGCTTGAAACAAAGTTTTCTATCACAGACGGATGTGTGATTATCCCACCCGCTGCTTATGATAAATGGAAGGTAGTTGTTTACTTTGTAGTAAACGCAGAGGGAATCATTGGATCTCCGTTTGCCATGAAGAGTCTTGAGTTTGCTTCTCAGGCAAATGAGAATGAGTCAGAAGTAGGAACACGATTTGGAGTTCCTGTTTATTCAGAAAACAGGTTTGTCTCATACAAAGAAAATAATCCCTATCTCTACCTAACAAAGAATAGCGGTATTGAGCCACTTGACGGTCCTTGTTATGTGAACATTAACGAAAACGCATCTTACCCCTACCCCGTAGGAAGCATTAATCTATTCGTCAAACCTACTCCACAATTAGATACAACAAAAACTTTATTCTACATACAAGCAAAATCAGGAAAATTTGATTTTGTTTACAGCGGAACAGGCTGGACAATACAAAAAGACGGGCTTCCCGTAGAATACCTTAGTCTCTACCAAGATGGTGAGTTAGTTTCAGAAATAACACTAGAGGATGAACGGTGGGTAATGATTGGCATTGAGGCAGGTGAGCCCCTTGACTTTGACGCATATCGTTATGGTAAGATGGTGTTTGATGTTGGGGCGGTATATCAAAACATCTCTATTTCAGCACTAGCATCAACACAAGTAGAATCCACAGCAATCATTCGTACATGGGGAGATCTAAAGATCCAGAACTGGGTTGACTGGGAGAATGACGTATCTATTCCAACTTATCAGGATCTTATTTCTTCTCGCTCTTACATTCAGTATCCAGTTGGACCAGATCAAATCTTCCGAATCTTTACAGGAAGCAACTCAGCACTTGTAGGTATGAATGATCTATCTACTGAAATCATTGGTGATAGGTGGACATTATGGACTGGCGTAGAGTGGAATGCCTATAGCCTCGTTTCATCGTAGAGTATGGTATAATAGTGATATGGCAAACACAAAGCGAGCAAGCAATCCATTTAAAGGTATGAAGAAGCCCAAAATAAGCGTCGTAGAAGAGAATCCTGGTTGGGGTTTGTACGCATGGCGTAAAGAGAACGGTCAGTTGTTTATGGACGACGATCACAATCTACTCAACATCCCATCACGCTATGGCGACATAACCAAGATGGAGCAAATCAGGAAGGCAGCCGCACACTACGGAGAGCCAGAGGGCAAGCCAGAGTTTATTCCAGGCGTACAACGCACCACAGACGAAGGGTACTCAGAGCAAGTCAATCGAATGAAGGAAGGTATGCTTCCAACTATGAATGACTTTGGTGCTGTTATGGACGCAAAGAAGGCGGCAGGGATGCAAGATGGTTAATATCGTAGCAAAGACATTTGACTTTGACCCAGAGGGACCACAGTTTGAAGACCCATTCCAAAAGTCTTGGGACGAAGTAAAAGATATGCGTGGTCTTGATACAAACTTTAAGCGTCGTACAACCCGTATGGTCAAAGGGTATGAAGAAGATGCCAAGGCACGACCAACAGGTAAAGATGATGCAGGACGCAAGTCTATTGCTTCTCGTCAAGGCAAGGGGTATGCAACCTTTGATGTTATTCAACCACCCTATGATCTTGTAGAACTAGCAAACTTCTATGACTCTAACTTTGCCAACCATGCTGCTATTGACGCTAAGGTCGAAAATATTGTTGGCCTTGGTTATGACTGGAAGATGACTTCTGCTACTATGCAAAAGGTAGAAGATGAAACAGGAGAAAAACTAGACTTTATCCACAGGAAGATTGATCGTTTGAAGGCAACCATGGAAGATTGGCTAGAAAGCCTAAACAATGATTCTACCTTCACAGGAACTATGGAGAAGGTGTACACAGACATGCTTGCCACAGGCAACGGGTACTTAGAGGTTGGCAGAACCACAACAGGAGAGATTGGTTACCTTGGACACGTTCCAGCACCCACAATGCGTGTGCGTCGTATCCACGATGGTTACATCCAGATCGTAGCAGACAAGGTTGTGTATTTCAGAAAGTTCGGGGCAACGAATCCAAACCCCGTAACCAATGACCCACGCCCTAATGAGATTATTCACTTCAAAGAATACTCACCCCTCAATACTTACTACGGCATCCCTGATGTTATTTCTGCTTTGCAGGCAATCAAGGGTGACCAATTCGCTTCTCAATACAACATTGATTACTTTGAAAACAAGGCTGTGCCCCGTTACATCGTAACAGTCAAGGGTGCTCAACTATCCCCAGAGAGTGAAGAGCGTCTGTTCCGTTTCCTACAAACAGGGCTAAAGGGACAGAATCACCGCACTCTTTATGTGCCTCTGCCTTCTGATGCTGATGGAAACAAGGTTGATTTCGAAATGCATCCTGTAGAAAACACAGTTCAAGATGGTTCATTCAAAGACTATCGTAAGCAAAATCGTGACGATATTTTAATGGCTCATCAGGTTCCACTATCTAAGATGGGTGGAGGTGACGGCTCTGCTATTGCTGCTGCTCTTTCTCAAGACCGTACATTTAAAGAGCAAGTCACCCGACCAGCCCAACGGCATCTACAAAAAGCAATCTCTCAAATCACTAAGGAAAAGACAGATGTTATTGAGTTGGTGTTTAAAGAGGCAACACTAACTGATGAGATTGCATTGTCACAAATCCACGAGCGTTACTTGCGAAACAAGGCTATGACACCTAATGAGGTACGAGAGAACCTAGGTTTGCCAGCACGCAAGGGTGGCGATAAAATGGTTGAAATGTCACCACAACAACAAGCAAGCCAGCGTCAAAATGCAGAAGGAAATTCTGCCCGTCAGCGTGAAAGGACAAACGCCCAAAGCGACGGACCTGCCACTATTGCTGGTAGGAATCCCAAGGGTGAAGGTGACAAAACAGAGTAGTTGTTAAATTTCAACAAAAGTTACACACTCGCAACATTCGACGAAAACATAGGGTATAATAGGAATCACTATGGAAAAGGCCAATTTCTCAGTAGACAACCATAATGTACGGGTTTCAATGCCCATTGCTAAAGTAGACCAAGAGCGACGTATCGTATCAGGTTTCGCATCTCTGGATAACATCGACCGCCAGGGAGATATTGTTACAAAGGAAGCATCTGTTTCTGCTTTTGGTAAGTTTGCGGGTAATATCCGTGAGCAGCACGACGCTAAGAAAGCGGTAGGTAAAATGGTCGAATTCAAAGAAGACACATACTTTGATGAAAGTACAAGTAAGATGTACGCAGGAGTTTATGTATCTGCATACATTTCAAAGGGTGCCCAGGACACTTGGGAAAAAGTTTTGGACGGCACTCTCACAGGATTTTCCATTGCAGGAGATATTGACGAAGAGGACACCATGTATGATGGTGACCTTGAAAAAAGCATTCGTGTCATCAAGGAGTTTACTCTAAGTGAGTTGTCCTTGGTAGACGTACCCGCAAATCAGTTTGCCAACGTTCTATCTATTCAGAAGAGTGGAGAGTTGAGTGGTATGCTTGCAAAGGCACTCATTGAGAACGTGTACTATTGCGGTCACGATGATGTTGTTCAACTTTCTTCTACTACAAAGTCTGCCTGCCCTCGTTGCAGCGACGCAATGGAAAACATCGGCTTTGTCGAATCGAACGACCCCGACAAGGCACAGATGGTTAAGGGCATTCTAACCACAGTCAGGAAAAATAAGGAGGTAGAGAATATGTCCGAAAGCACAGAAGCCACTCCTGAGACCCCTGAGGCAGTCGAAGAAACCGTTGAAGAAGCGGTAGAGACTGTTGAAGAAGTGAAGGCAGAAGTTGAAGAGGCCGTAGAGGAAGCCAAGGAAGTTGTAGAGGAAGCAACAGAAGAGGCAACCGAAGAGCAGGCTGAAGAGATTGAGACAGTAGAAATGAAGATTGAGGCATTGACTACAGCAGTAGCCGATATCTCAACACAGATTATTGAAATCAAGTCTCTTGCTGATGCACTCACAAAGGTTTACAAGCAGGTGGGGGAGATCTCCAAGGCAGTCGCTACATTGAATAGCGAGTTTGTCTCCCTAAAGGCACAAGATAACGAGTTTGGGAAGCGAGTTGATGCGGTAGAACGTGACACCGCTTTCCGTAAGTCTGCTGATTTTGGAGAGATCATGCAGTCTCAGCCAGAAATGACTGAGAAATCACTATGGGGTGGACGTTTCCTCAAGAAGTCCGACCTATTCTAATAACAAGGAAAAATTACGGAGGTGAAAAGAATTATGTCAGACGAAACAACTACAGAAGAGTTTGCAGACGTTAGTCTAGAGAAGGCTGCTGGTGCCACCGTACAAGGTGCAGCAGACCGTCAGGGTACAACTAACACCCTCGTTGAGAACGCAACTGGTAATCCAGGCGTGGCTCCCAACAACCCAGGTGTTCCCGCTACCCATCACGCTTCTGGGTACATCGGTGTCGGTGGCGTTGGTCAGCAGAATGACGGAGACGCAGTAAACTACGGCAACATGGGACAGGCCCTAAACCAAATGGAGGGACAGGGCTCATCCCCTTTGGACATTAACCCATCAGGTCAAATTGGTGGAGGTGTCCTCAACCCAGAGCAAGCAAAGCAGTTCATTGATTATGTTTGGGATGCCACCGTCCTTGCTAAGGATGGTCGCCGCATTACCATGCGTGCAAACACAATGGAACTAGAGAAGGTAAACGTAGGACAGCGTGTTCTCCGTGCCGCAGCCCAGGCTGATGGTACATACGAGAATGCAGGAGCAACTTTCACCAAGGTAGATCTATCTACCAAGAAGTTGCGTCTAGACTGGGAGATCTCAACCGAAGCACTTGAAGATAACATCGAAGGTGCAGCACTTGAAGATCACCTAGTACGCTTGATGACACAGGCATTTGCTAATGACATTGAGGATCTTGCCATCAATGGCGATCTTTCAGAGACCACCGATCCCTTCCTAGGGATCATGGACGGTTTCCACGTTCAGGTTCTCAACAAGGCACATGCCGCAGTTCCACCAGTATTCGCTACAGCAGCAGGCGTAGCAGGTGGAGCAGACACTCTAGATCAGTTCGCTCAGCCAACAGGCGACTGGGACCGTTTCATCAACGAAGGTGGAGCACAAGATCCAGTTGCAGTAAGTTCAAGCGGCGAGCCAGTATGGTCAACCGAGGTTATGCAGGAGATCATCCTAGCAATGCCACGGAAGTACCGTGCAATCAAGAATGGCCTACGCTTCTACACAGGTAGTGATACCTTTGCTAAGATCGTAGCCGCTAATGGAACAGGCACTCACATCGGTTGGGCTCCCTCTACCGAGTTGTATGCAAATGCATACCTTGGTGGTGCAGCACAGGAGTTCGGTGGGCCACAGGCCACCCGTGTTCTTGGTGTACCAGTACTAGAGGTTCCTTACTTCCCTGAGGATTACGTTGAACTAACATTCCCCGCTAACCGCATTTGGGGTATTCAGCGTGATATCACAGTAAACCGTGAGTACCAGGCAAAGAAGGACACAATTGAATACACAGTATTCATGCGGTTCGGCGTTGCTTGGGAAGAGTTGGACGCTGTTGCATACACATCATACGCATAAGCACATGTTCGACACATTTGTTGGGGGAGGGTTTCGGCCCTCCCCCTTCAAGCATTTGTGGTATAATAGGAATAATAGTAGTGAAGGAGACAACTATGAATTTTAAAGATACGCCTATTAGGGAATTGCGTGAGTACGCAAAGACCAATGGCATTCCGTTGCAGAGTGCAACAAAGAAGGCAGACATTGTTGCCATTCTAGAGGCAGCAGTACCAGCAGAAACAGAGCCACTAGTATTTGAGGCACCAGCAGAAGATAAGCCTTCTGTTGTAACTGCTCCAACCGAAGATGCACGGGCAGCACGAGAGGAAGAAGAGATTGCTCGCCGCCTAGAGGCTATGGAAGAGATCTCAGAAAACAAGCCAAGCGCAAAAGATGATAAGGTTTGTGTTTACTCTGAGCGTCGTTACTCATCTTCTAAGTTGGGTAAACTAGATCTAGGATACAACATCGTCAAAAAGGATTTGGGCGTTCTATGGATTCGCCTACCTGATGTTCGGGCAGCAAGCAAGGAAGAACTAGCACGAGCACAGGCAAGTGGCATTAAGCCAGGAGAACTAGTCGGCCCAAAGGGACGTAGAATGTAATGAAGGTTTATCGTACTCCCCCCAAGCCCATAACTGTAACTATCCCAGACGGGAAGCCATCTACAGAATATGATGTGGCTGTTGTAAATAACTTTACAACTTGGGGGGATGCGATTACCTCAGACGTTTCTGGCAATATTGTTTTTGATTTGCCAAACTATCCATTCAATATGTTTGATGAAACATACGATCTATCCGTGCAAGAAATGGCGGCAGGGTACACATGGAATGATTCCAAAACAGACTTTGTAGAAGATTTAACAATCGTTCATCCTTACATCGACCCAAACCATCCAGACTTTGATCCACAAGGAGAAGAACTTATTCGGGCACTTATTGATGCTATTACTGGTGGATTCTATTATAGCCGTATGCCTTTTGAGGGACAAGGGCTGGGCATTGATTTCTTTGCCCTACCAGGAATGAACGGTATGGATAATGAGCCATACGCATTAGGAGGACTTCAAGAGATCCTAGATGTATGGGAAAACAACGTACACGTTTACAAGAAGTATCCAGATGAGGGATCAGAGTGGACAAACTGGAAGGTTTACGAACTTACACAAGACCGCACAGCGGCTACACAGACTTGGGGAGAGCGTAGGTTTGAGGCAGGACATGAGCCAAGGTATAAGCGTCCAAGGTCTGATTCATACAGAAACTATGATCGTCACTCACCATTCTTTCCCAAAAACTTTTACTACAACTGGCTACTAGGTGGAGGGTACAAGAATGTCCCCGACGATATTATTCTAGCAGCACTCATCCTTTTGAAGAACTGGATTGATACAGGACACATCGGCGGTAATGTAATGGATGACTACATCAAGGAATACTCCACAGACCAATTCAAGTTAGTGTATGGAGATAGGAGCAAGGCGTTAGGTGGATTTGGTTCTACAGGTAGTGAGCCTGTTGATATGATCCTAAAGAAATACCTAAACAAAAAGCCACAACTCCGTCGTCTTGGGGTGTTGTAAATGGGCGTGCA